CTTTGAGAAGGGAGCGGCCTACCACTGTATCAGCTGGGGAGACGTTGACAGTCTGACATACCTACGCGTCATCGTCAAGCAGCAGCGCCTGGAGTACGTGGTACTTTCCACCTGGTGTATGGCGATAACAGACGTCAAGGAGGTGGAGAAATGGCTGGAACGTGGAGACGTAGGAAGGATAGACTTCTATGTAGGCGAGATCTTCCAGGCGTCATACTTCGAGGTGTACCTGGCACTAAAGGAGGTGGCAGACCGCTACGGCGCCCGCGTATGTGTGTTTCGGAACCACGCGAAGGTAATGGCAGGCTTCGGTGATGACTTCGACTTCGTGATAGAGGGCAGCGCTAACGTCAACACCAACCCGCGAACGGAGCAGACATGTATAACGATAGATACGGAACTGGCATACTTCTATAAGGAGTTTTTCGACGACGTGAATAGTTTTAACAAGGACTTCGAGAACTGGAAGCCCTACATACTAAAAAGAGACAGACATGGTACTATTTAACAAAGCAAACAAAGGCGCTGAGGAACTGGTCAGCGTACTGGGACTGATAGACAGTGATCTGACGTTCGAGAAATGGGCGCCGATCATTCCGCTGGGTGTACGGGATCTTAAGGCCGTCATAGGTGACGACACCGTGAAGGCCCTGGACGACTTCTACAAGGAAGACACCGGAGAGAACGGCGAGAACGACACAGAGGAACAGATAGCGGAAAAGGTGGCTAAGCGCGAGGCCGTCCGACTGGCACAGCAGGCCGCCGGTATGTTTACCTGGCTGAAAGTCATACCTACCCTGGAGGCACAGCACGGCAACGCCGGACGCGGCAAGCGCCTGGGAGAGAACGAGCACGGACTGACAGGAGCGCAGGAGTTCAAAGACGAGGACAATATCCGTAACATGGCATACGAGGCCATCGACGCCCTGGTAGAGCTGCTGGATGACAAGGCCTTCGACTTCTGGACCAACAGCCCCAAGAAAAAGGCTATAGAAAAACTGCTGATCAAGGATAAGGAGACCTTCGACCTGTACTACCATACCGGTAGCCACCGTCTTTTCCTGACGCTGGTACCGATGATCAGGGAGGTGCAGGAAGACCATATTATCCCCATCCTGACACGCGACCGCTTCGACAGACTGCTGCAGGGTGACGAGACACTGACGGCAAAGCTCATGGACGCCGCCCGCCGTCCGCTGGCACTGCTGGCCATCAAGAAAGCCGTAGAGCGCCTGCCTATCGAGATACTGCCTACTGGTATCGTGCAGGTACAGCAGAGCGCGACAGTACGCGACAAGGTGAGGGCAGAGAAGGCCGCCAGGGAATCAGTGGCAGCAGCGCTGGCTGCAGATGCAGCGGCACAGCTGGAGAAACTGACAGACCTGGTGACGGAACTGGAGGCAGGAGAGACGCCGGTAGATTATCACGTAAACGGACCGACACTACAGACAAAAGGTATAACATTCTGACATGATAGACTTTATCTTCAAGGGTAAGACCATCAAGATACCGGCACAGCTGGAGGAACTGACAAGGGACCAGTATATCGAGTTCCTGAAACTGTCTTCGCTGATGACACAGGGATACCTGGAGCCTGCAGGCTTCCGTACTCACTGGGTGTCATGCCTGCTGGGACTGAAAATAGACTATACCGACTATAAACCTGAGATCGTGAAGGAGGTAAGCGGCCAGCTGGAGAAACTGGACGGCTTCTTTATCTATGAAGACCGTCCGGATGGAGGGCGCACAGTGACGCCACGCCTCAGGACAGGCCGCCAGATGTTGAAGGAGTACGCGGGATGGATAGGACCTGGTGACATGCTGGAGGGTATGACGTTCGGTGACTTCACGGACTGCCTGACTATCCTGGGACTGGTGAAGAAGGCCATCGACGCGGGAGATCCGGACAGCGAGATAGCGGAAATGTACGAGGACCTGACAAGGAAGATGTACAGGCCGGTGGTAAACATTCCCAAGGATAAGCCGGTACCGGTGCCTCCGGCGCTGCTGGTGGTACATGCGGTAAACCTGTTTTCAGCGGTATGGTCGCAGATCGTCAGCGAGCCGGTGAGTATCAACGGTGAGGAGGTAAACTTCGCTATCCTGTTCAACAAGTCAGGCGCAGCGGGTAGACACGCCTACGACGACCGGACGGGATGGAAGGGTATCACCTTCGAGGTAGCCAGCTCCGGTGTGTTCGGTGCTATGGATAGCCTGAACGTGACACCCTTCTGGGACGTGCTGCTGTATCTCTATAAGTGCAAGTACGAGTATTTACATAATAAGAACAAAACCAGTAATTTACATGGTAAACGTTAAAGAATACAGGGAATACTGGGAACAGTATAAGGAGAGAATACCAGAGATATCGGAGGTGGTACCGATGACGGTAGAGCAGGATATCAGCAAAAAGGTGCAAGGTATCAAGGCTAACAGCCTGGTACTCTTTATGCTGGTGCCTGAGGTGAAGACTGACGGACAGAGCGTAGATGACTACGAACACAAGAACGAGGGCGTAGTGATACTGGCTGGGAAGTTCGACCCGCAGCGGGGAGGATCCTACCAGCGGATCGAGGAGATACAGCCGTATATAGAAAGCATATTCGGCTATATCCTGGAGGATATGGCACAGTACTGTCCGGTACTGGGACGCGTCGATATTAACAGTATCCGTATGATACCCGTATCGACGTGGTATAATGTGCTGGCAGGATGGATGATAGATTTTACCTTTAATGCGTAACAGCGTATGTCAGAACTAGGGGACCTCATGCTGCAGCAGATAACCAGAGGCGTAGAAAAGGTATTCCGGAAACAGGCGGAGATAGCACAGGACAAACCGCTGAGGAAGACGGGACACCTGATAGACGCGCTGACAGCACCGAATTTCACGGTAAACGTGGAGGGCCAGGGCGTCGTAACGACGTCCGACGTACCGCTGTATATCCGTTTCCTGGATATGAAGGACAAGGGTAATAACAAGATCTATAACCGCGTCATCTTCGGCGTCATGGGAGAGGCACGACGTAGGATCCAGTACGGATACACCGACGAGATAGCGGAACAGGTCAGAAAACAGCTGGTAGAGGCAGGCGCCACACTCAGATAGCAGATTTTCCAGAAAATATTTGGTAGTTTCAAATATTATTTGTATATTTGCAGTGTAAATATATAAGTTATGGATGCAGTGACTATATTCCTTTACGTGTTGGCTACACTGGCGTATGCTTGCACTTCATACGATTACAGACCGTCTACTGTTATCGGATGGGGAATATATCTTTTCCTGACAGTCTGCCTCACACCGCTGGTATCGATACCTGTAACGATGGCAGCCTGTTACTATCTGGGATCCTTATACGGAGAATGAAGTAGCACCCTTCTACTATATAGTCACCATACACGGTGACTTTTTTTGTGTCCTTTACGCACACGCGCGAACAGATTATCTTTGCCTAAAAATTGGAAAGTTATGGGAAAGATAAAATCAGATTATATCTCGTGGACCCTACAGCTAAAGGCTGACGGCGTACAGAAAGAGATACACAACATCACAGAAGCGAACCAGGAACTTAAGGAGAGTAATAAATCCCTCCGTAAGGAAATGCGCGATCTGGAGAAACAAGGCAAGGCCGGAACTGCTGAGTATAAGAACCTTAACAATGAGCTTAAGAAAAATAACGCTATAGTCCGCGAGAACGGCGAAAAGCTGAAACTGCTGGAATCGCGTCTGGATAAGACGAACATGAGCGCCGCACAGCTGGAAAAAGCCGCTAAGCGTCTCCGCACAGAACTGAGAAATACCGTTAAGAACCTGGAACCTGAGAAATACAGGGCCTTGCAAAAGGAACTTAACGAGGTGGAGAAAGCAATGGGTAAGGCCTCCAAGGGGAGCAGTGGATTAGGTGTATCACTCAGAAGCCTGGATAAGATTACGGAAATTATCAGGGGAACACTCTGGAGCCTGGGGCTGATCATCACAGGACAGATCGTTGACACCTTCAAGAACGCCATAAACGTTATTATCGACTTCGAGGCCGAGAACTCAAAGCTGGCAGCTGTACTGGGAACAACGAAGGCAGAGATAAAGGATCTGACAGATCAGGCTAAGGAACTGGGAGCGACTACCAGCTATACGGCCAGTGAAGTAACCAAGCTGCAGATCGAGCTGGCTAAGCTGGGCTTCGCCAAGGATCAGATAACGGCCATGACACCGGAGGTACTGAAATTCGCCAAGGCCGTAGATACCGATCTGGCAAGCGCCGCCGCCCTGGCAGGATCAGCGCTGCGTATCTTCGAGAGGGACGCTGAGGATGCAGGGGAACTGCTGGCTACGATGGCCGTAGGTACCACGAAATCGGCGCTGTCATTCACATACCTACAAAGCGCACTGTCAACAGTGGGACCGGTAGCTAACGCCTTCGGCTTCACCATCGAGGAGACTACAGCCCTGCTGGGCGCTCTGGCTAACAGTGGTTTCGACGCCTCCAGCGCCGCGAC